CTGCTGGCGCGTTGCAAGAGGCTGCAAGCGCTGGTGATGATATGAAGGCGATCATGGGCATCTATGACGCTTCTTTGGGCGCTAGATCGAACGAGACAAGCGGCAAGGCTATTCTTGCTCGTCAACGTGAGGGCGATGTCTCTACGTTTAACTATATCGACAATCTGTCCCGCGCCATCCGTCATGCTGGCCGCATCTTGTGCGATCTGATCCCGAAGATTTACAACACGCCGCGCATTATTCGTGTTATTCACGAGAACGGTGATAACAAGAACGTTCCGGTTAATCAGCCTTATTCGCCAGACCAGCAGCACGAACAAAACGAGCAGCAGGAAATGATGCAGGCGATTGTAAAGATGCACGACCTTACTGCTGGTAAGTATGATGTTACCTGTGAAGCGGGTCCGAGTTTCACGACCAAGCGCGAAGAAGCAGCAAGCCAAATGCTTTCGTTTATTCAGTCATTCCCACAAGCTGCCACGCTCATTGGTGATAAGTTGGCGCGTAATTTGGATTGGCCTGAGGCTGACGATATTGCTGACCGTTTGAAGGCAATGTTACCTCCACAATTGCAAGGCCAGAATCCACAAGTACAGCAAGCGCAACAGCAATTACAGCAGATGCAAGCGCAATTGCAACAGACACAGGCGCAAGCAAGCCAACAAGTGCAGCAGCTTCAGCAGCAATTACAGCAAGAAAAAGAAGCCAAAGCATTGGAGGCTGAGAAGCTGAAGATTGACGCTTACAACGCAGAGACAAACCGACTCAAAGCAGTCGGCACAGGGATGCAACCTGAGCAGGTGCAAGCATTGGTAGTGCAGACATTGCAGCAAGTCTTAACAAGTCCTGACGTGATGCCCCAACAAGCCCCTCCACCTCAACAGCCACAAGCACAACAACAAGCGCCACAGGGCGCTTTTTTAACGCCTAATGGGGTGAATAATGCCAATATTTAACGACACACTAGCGAATAAGGAAATCCGCATTTACAAGGCTTTGCCGATTCGCACATTGATTAAGATTACACCAGCGACTAGCGCAACGGTAACGGTTGAGTACACAAACGACTCTTTGGCTACGGTGGAGAGTGGTAACGCTACTTGGTCGTCATGGCCTTTAGGTCAGTTGACGACAACAGCGACAGTCACAGATTGGGTGCAGTCATTATGCCATTTGCGCGTGACTTCATCCGGTGCAACTTGTAACGTGTACATCAACACAGATCCTCAAGCAGATGTGATTGAGCCATTTACTAGTGATTGGGGCTTCTCTGACAATCGCGTTATTTACCAGAATATCTCATTGTCGCAGCCTGCAACGCTGACTAATCCAACGTATCAAGCGACCAACGCGCAAAACAATTACACGCAGATTTCGATTCAAAATAAATCAACTGGTGTCAATGCTTCTGCTGACATGATCTGTTATCCCGATAACGTGACAAGCTCAGATTTAACGGGCTTTGTGAACATCGGGATTACGTCAAGCGCCTATGCGCAAGCGGCCTATGCTGTGACAGTAGCGAATGAGGCTTATTTATTTGCCTCTGCTCCTTCTGGTGCTAGCAAGTCAGGCAATTTGGTTATTGCTACAGACTCCACCGGAACAACAAACGCAATCAAGTTTGCAACTGGCGGCTTCAATTCTACAGCCAACTTCCGCGCACAGATCGACGCTAGCGGGTTAAGCGTGACAAAAGCAGGCGCAGGTCTGAACGTTAAAGAAGGCGCTAACTGCAAGCAAGGAACAGCCACATTGGTGGCGGGTACTGTCGTGGTTTCTAATACTTCGGTCACAGCTAACAGCCGAATCATGCTTACGACTCAATCAGTTGGCGGCACTGCTGGCTTCTTGGTAGTGTCGGCGCGTACTGCTGGCACATCTTTCACAATTCTCTCTAGCTCTGGTACTGATACTTCAACAGTTGCATTCCAGATATTTGAGCCATCTGTTTAATGTAGTTCGCTGATAGACCGATTGTCTATCGTTTAAAGAGCCTCGCTTCGTGCGGGGCTTTTGCATTTATGAGGTACGAAAATGGAACAACCAGCAATGGATTCCGAAGTAGTAGAACAACCTGCTGCCGAGGAACAAGAGAACGAAGAGCAACTCGATATTCCTTCGGAAGAAGGGGAGCAAGAAGCCGAAGAAGAAGATGAGATTGAGGTGGACGGGAAAAAATTCGTCTTACCAAAATCGGCGGCTGAAAAGCTGAAAGCTGAACGGCTGATGCAGGCTGACTATACGCGAAAGACTCAGGAAGTAGCGGAGCAACGGAAGCAAATAGAACAGCAAGCGCAGAGCTTACAGCAACAAGCTAAGTTTCAGCAGGAGTACATACAGCACGTTGCAAAAATCACTGCGATTGATGAACGTCTGCAACAGTACGCAAACATCAATTTGGGTGAATACATCGACACCGATCCAGTGGCGGTAATGAAAGCCCAAGAAGAAATTCGTTCCTTGCAAATGCAGCGGATGAATGAAGTAAACAACTTAACGCAAAAACAGAATCAGCAGAGTTTTGAACAGCAGCAGAACGTTGCCAAGCGAGTTCAAGAGGCTAGTGCTTATCTGTCACGCGAGATCCCTAACTGGTCGCCACAGAAAGATGTGGAGTTTGCGCATTACGTTGCAAATCTTGGAATCCCTGCGCAGGTAGCAGGGCAATTGGTCTTAGACCATCCGCAATTTGCGAAGATCGTTGACAAAGCAATTTCGTTCGACAAGTTAGCTGCCACAAAAGCCAAGCCAAAAGAATCGAGTCAGGCCGCACCTCCACCAACGCGCATTAGTGCAAAAGCGAGTGGAACTTCACGAGATCCCGACAAGATGAGCACAGAGGAATGGGTGAAGTGGCGAGAGTCACAAATCAAACGTAACAGATAACACAGCCGCTATATGCGGCTTTTTTCATTTTAGGAGTATTACAAAATGCCAAATAGCATCTTAACCCCTACCGCGGTGACCCGCGAAGCCTTACGCATCCTTCACCAAAAACTCAACTTCGTTGGCAACATCAACCGCCAATATGATGACTCTTTCTCCAAGACAGGCGCAAAGATTGGTGATTCGTTGAAAATCCGTTTGCCAAATGAGTACACGGTGCGTACTGGCGCGACATTGAGCGCACAGGACACAACAGAAACAAGCACAACCTTGCAAGTTGCAACTCAAAAGGGTGTGGATTTGAATTTCACCTCTGTTGATTTGACCTTGAACTTGGACGACTTTTCTAAGCGTATTCTTGAGCCTGCAATGTCCGTCTTGGCTGCGAATATCGAAGCAGACGCAATGAGCATGTTCTTGGACGTGTACAACAACGTCAACAATATTGGCTCTGCTCTGACATTCTCTAAAACACTGACAAGCCGCAAAGTGTTGAATGACAACTTAGCGCCAATCGACAACAACCGCACGTTCTTGATGAACACTCAAGATAACGTGGATTTGATCGACGCTTTAAAAGGCTTGTTCCAAGACAGCACAGCGATTGCGAAGCAGTACAAAGAAGGTATGATGGGGCGCACGGCTGGTTATGACTTCTACGAGAATACCCTCGTGCCAACTCAAACAACTGGCACGGCCTTGTCTGCTACTACTTACACGGTCAACGGCGCTGTTACCACAAACGGCTCTACTTCTGTGGTGGTGGCAACTGGCGCAACGACCTTCAAGAAGGGCGATATTTTCACCGTTGCAGGCTGTAACCGCGTTCATCCTGAAACTAAGGCCGATACAGGTGTATTGCAGCAATTTGTTGTTACTGCTGACTATGCAGGCGGCGCAGGTACTTTGTCGTTCTCACCAGCGATCTACACATCGACAGGCCGACAAAACGTCGTTGCTGCTGGTATGGCTAACGGCTCCGGTATCACGAAAGTTGGCGGTGCTTCTGCAATCTACAAGCCTTCCATCGCGTTCCATAAAGATGCGTTCTGCTTTGCGACTGCTGATTTGTTGATGCCTCAAGGTGTCGATTGGTCTGCGCGTGAAACATTGGACGGTATCTCTATGCGTATTGTTCGTCAATACGACATCAATAACGACAAGTTCCCAACTCGTTTGGATGTTTTGTATGGCTACAAGACAATTCGCCCACAGTTGGCTTGCCGTGTTTTGAGCAACTAACCAAGAAGCCCCTTCGGGGGCTTTTTCTTTTGAGGGTGCTATGGAATATCCAAAAATTTTATTCAAAAGCGGGTGGAGTGATTTAGAGGATCACAAGATCGTCCACGACAAAGAAGAAGAAGCAAGCGCGAGAAAAGAGGGCTTTAGTGCTCTCAGTGAAGAAAAAAAGAAAGCAAAAACAGAGGCTAAATAATGGCACTGGCTACCTACTCAGATTTGAAAACCTCGATTGCAAATTGGCTGCATCGAGACGATTTGACAGCGATCATCCCTGACTTCATCGTTTTATGTGAGTCTCGGTTAAATCGCTTGTTAAACCTCAATAAAATGGAGGCGGAGACAACGCTAACGATGACTCCGGCGAGTAGGTATGTACCATATCCTGCCGATATGTCGTCGCCAATTGCGCTATGGGTAGAAACTTACAAGCCTCGTCAGCGCATCAACTACGTTCCTCCAACTGAGTTACCAGTAGCGTCCAATATCAGTGCGATTCCTCAATACTTCACGATTGATGGCTCTAACTTAGCGTTTGATATGTTGGCAGATCAGGCACACGTTTTAACGTTTCGATACAACCAGCAATTGTCATTGTCTGATGTGGTAACGACAAATGCGATCCTGCAAGAATATCCCGATCTCTATTTATACGGCTCACTGCTTGAGGCTGCGCCATTCATCAAAGATACAGAGATTGTCGGCTTGTGGCAGGCAAAATTCAGCAATGCACTCCAAGAAGTGAACGACAACGAAGGCAGAACGCAAGCTCTTTCAATGCTGGCGACTGAAATTAAGCCTCGCGGCTCTCGCTTCAATATCAACAGGGGGTACTAATGGGCTTAGAAACAGGCACATACATTAGCGATTTGGTTGCAACTAATCCGCTTGGCTCGGATTTGAAAAGCACAGCAGACGACCATTTGCGCTTGATTAAATCAACGATTAAGACAACGTTCCCAAATGTGAACGGCGCGGTAAATCCAACGCCGACAGAGTTTAACTATTTGGTAGGCGTTACTTCAGGGATTCAGGCGCAGATTGCGGCGAAGGGCGCGATTACTGGTCAGACTTGGACAGGGTCGCATAACTTCACTGGCGCGACCATTACAGCAACAACCCAAGCAGCGGCAGACAACAGCGCAAAGGTTGCCACAACTGCTTATGCTGATGCTGCTAAATCCATTGGCGATTGGGTGAGAATTTCAACCGCTTCAGCATCGGCAAGCGCAACAATTGACTTCACAGGGATCTCATCAACATACGACATGTATATGGTCGAAATGATGAACGTGATTCCTGCAACAAATGGTGTTGCGTTACAAATGAGAACTAGCGCAAACAATGGCGTTAGTTATGACAGCGGCGCAAGTGATTATGTAGGCTTTACATCGCATCAAAGATTTACAAGTCCTGCAACAGTCAACGGCGGCGGCGCTTACATTCTTTTATCTGACGCTATTTTGAATACTCGTGAGGGTTTTTCGGGGTTCATTTATATCACAACGCCTAGCGCGGCTGCTCGTTGTCATATTCGCTCATTTGGGTCTTGCACTAGCTCTACTCCTCAAGAATCTTTGGCAATTGTTGGCGCTTATCGTGACGCTGCAAGCGCAGTAAATGCAATTCGTTTTTTCATGAACAGCGGGAACATCACAAGCGGCACTTTCAACCTCTACGGACGGAAAAAGACATGATTAAGTTAGTCAATGGTGAACCTGTAGAAATGACCGCTGAAGAAGTGGCAGAGTTTGAAGCCTCGCGCACTGAATCATTAGACGCAAAAAAAGCTCGTATCTGGGAAAAGATCAAAGCGTTTCGTGATGACCGAGTAGAAAACGGCGGCTTCAAGGTCGGCGCTCATTGGTATCACTCGAACGTTTTAAGCCGTACTCAATATATATCGCTCGTGATGATGGGCGCAAACATTCCAGCGGGTACGACATGGAAAACGCTTGATAATGGGTATGTTCCCATGACGCAGACTTTAGCGGGGCAAATCTTTGCGGCTGGTGCTGCGCAGGACGCTGCTTTGTTTGCAAAGGCTGCTGAACATCGGGCAGCAATGGAAGCGTCTAGCGATCCTGAGTCTTACGATTGGTCAACTGGCTGGCCTGAGTCATACACAGGTGCTTAATGGAAATCACCGTTCGATTCACAACGCACTTTCCGCCAAATGTGACAAGTGTAGTGATTGCTCGTCTAGGTGGCTCTAAGCGCTTCTCGCATTGCATGATTATTCACGACGACATGGCTTACGAAGCAACCATGCTGCACGGCTGCCGTGTTGTTCCGGTCGAAGAAGCAATGAAGGGCGTGGCGTACTACCAAGATATGTTCGTAGAAGTTCCGAACGTCGAAAAAATGATCGAGTTTGGAGTCTCACAGCGCGGCAAGAAATACGACTTTTTAGGCGCGTTTGGGATTCCTTTCTTAGCCTCTGAAGATTGGGGTGATGCTTCCAAATGGTGGTGTTCTGAACTCAACTTTGCAATGTTGGGCGCAGGTGGTCTATGGGTGCTTGACCCTGCTGTGCAGAAGCGCGTAACACCTCAAGACCTGTTAGACCTGAATTTCCCTAAATCGCTGGTTATCTCTCATAAGACAGATTATGTTCTACCCAATTAAAGACGTTGGCGCGATTGGCGTAAATAGCGATTTATCAGCGCATGAACTCCCCCCAAACGCATGGACTGACGCTAGTAATGTTCGTTTTCTCGATGGCTTTGCGTATCAGTTCCTAGGCCATGCAGAGGTTTATAACTCACCTGCATTTGTGCCTCAACACGTCGTTCCTTGCAATATCTCGAATCAGCGTTACTGGATTTATGCAACTGCTGCCAAGACTTACGCAACGACTGTTAGCGGTGGCACAGTAACGACGACAGACATCACACACGTTACGCCCAGAACTGGCGTGGTCAATCAGTGGACTTCTACGTTATTGTCTGGCATTCCAATTCTAAACAGCGGCGATACAACCAACGTGCCAATGTATTGGGATTTGAACTTGTCGAATAAGTTTGTTGATCTTCCGAACTGGCTACCGAATTGCTTTTGCAAATCTTTGCGCACGTATAAAAACTTCTTGGTGGCGTTGAACATTACGCGACCACCGAAGATTGCAATCTCAACGATTACTCGGGTTGGCACAACTGCGACTTTGACGACTTCAAGCAATCACGGCCTTAGCACCGGGAATACTGTGTACATCACGCAAGCATCGCCAAGCCAATATAACGGCACTTTCACGATTACAGTGACAGGCGCAACGACTTTCACTTACACGATGACAAGTGACCCGGGGGCGAGTGCAACGCTATCGACTCGCTCTGCTTTATATGGCGGCACAGGCACAAACAAACCTTTCTTGGTCAAATGGTCTCATCCTGCCGACCCGGGGGCGGTTCCTGTGTCATGGGACGAACAAGATCCAGCAAAAGACGCAGGCGAAACCGACCTTGCAGAAGGGCAAGACCCAATTATCGACGGGTTGCAATTGCGCGACTCGTTCATGATCTACAAAGAAAACTCTGTTTGGCGTATGGACTATGTAGGCGGTCAATACGTCATGCGGTTTTCTAAAGTGTTCGGCACTAGCGGCGCATTAAATCGCAACTGCATCGTTGAGGTAGATGGTTTCCACTGTGTTCTCACAGGTCAAGACATTATCGTGCACGATGGGCAGACCGCCACAAGCGTACTAGACAAGCAGACGCGCCGTTTCTTGTTCCAAAACATCGACTCAACCAACATCGGCAAATGTTTTGTTTTCAAAAACACGTTCTTTAATGAAGTGTTCATTTGCTACCCGACTGTTGGTAGTTCTGTTTGTGATAAAGCTGTGGTTTGGAATTACAAAGACCGCACAGTGACCTTCCGCACTCTGCCGAACGTCAATCATGCTGCTTACGGATCAATTGATACGTCCAGCGGTACATACGACACAGACGTAGGTTCTTTCTCGTCTGATATTAGCTTGTTCGATGGGCTTGATTTAGTTCCATCAACGGCTCGCGTAATCATGGCTAGTAACGATCAAAAGCTCTACATGCTAGACGCTTCCGCATCGTTCAACGGCTCTATTCCTGTTGCTTACTTAGAGCGGCGCGGGTTATCGCTTGGCGCACCTGATAAACGCAAACTAATTCGTGGAATGAGGCTGCGCATTAAAGGCTCAACAGGCGATACGGTTACGATCAAAGTAGGCGGCTCGGATGATCCCTACGCCGATCCTGTCTATAACACGACAGTTACGCACACAATCGGCTCGACTGTAGCTGTGAATTTTCTCGTAGATAAGCGCTATCTAGCTTATCGACTAGAAACAGGCACGGCGTATCAATGGCGGCTCGATTCATTGGATTTTGATGTAGTCGAAGCTGGATCATGGTAAGGGGCTAAACATGAGAGATACGAACTCAGGCACAGCCTTTTATTCTGCTGGCCTTGTACCTACCGAAGCAGAGCAAATACCGCGTTTTCTTGGTGAAGAACTGCGCAAGATCCAAACAGCAATCGAGGCTCTTGCGTTGGGACATTTAGATAAGGTTTATGCAGAACCAGCCAAGCTGCGTGACGGTGACATTCGTTACGCAGACGGTACAACGTGGAAGCCAAACGGCACAGGCGGCGCGGGGATTTGGTACTACAACGGATCAACGGCTTTATGGGTGCAGCTAGGATGAGCGACCTTTCAATTATTGATAACGAAGCTATTAAACGGCTTGAAGAGCTAATTCTGCAAGTTGAGCAGACAGATTTGCAAACAAAGCACTGCTTGTCTGGTGGTGTTTATGCAAGGACTATTTTTATCCCTGCTGGCACTGTGCTAACTGGCGCTTCTCATAAAAAAGACCATCTAAATATTGTTTTTGGCGATGTGACAGTAACCACAGACTTAGGAATGGAGCGCATTACAGGTTACAGAGTATTGCCCACTAAAGCAGGGATGAAACGGGCGGGCTTTGCTCATGCGGACACTTACTGGACAACTATATGCGAAACAAAAAATACGGTCATTGAAGATATTGAAGATGAAATGACGGATGAGAGCGAAAAATTGCAAACGCGAGTTTTAGCTTTACCAGCAACAGAATTTAAAGAATTGGAGGCTTAAATGGCTTTTGGATTATCAGCAGGTGCAGCTACATTGCTTGGTGCGGTGGCGGCTCCGGTTATCGGTGGCGTAGTTGGTAAAGCCTTGGGCGGTGGCGGTAGTCAACAATCTGGCACTCAAACGGTGACTACTCAGAACAACATTGATCCGCGCATTGCTTCTATGTTGTTTGGCGATCAAACCAAGCGATTAAAAGCAGGCGCACAGCCAATTGGTGAAGATGAACGTGGTCGTCCTATTTACTCGCCTTCTGACTATGAGGCAACCTCGCAAGGTCTTTTGAGCCAATACACCGGACTCATGAACCAGCCACAGAACGCAGGCTTAACGCTTGCTGGTCAAGCGGCTGATAACTACGTGGGCAAGAACGCGCCGTATGACTTAGGCGCAATGCAGCAAGCAGGCTTAAGCCTCATCAATAACAAGATAACAGCTCCTTCAATGACTGCGGCGCAGGCACAGGTACAGCAAGCAGCAACGCCGAAAGCAGGTTACGAGACAGCGATTGCTAACACTGCCGCATTGCCTGAAGCGGCCAATACTCTGTTTGCGAACAACGTGTCGGCCTCTCCTGCTGCTTTGATGTCGCCAACTTTAGCGGCTTCTGTTGCTCCTGCTGCGGCTGCGGGTGTGGGCGCAGGTCAGGCTACCGCTTCACAGTATCAAGCGCAAAATGCCTCTTTGCCTGAATTGGCAAAGGCTGCACAGGCTCAAGGCGGGTTAGCTAACTTTGTAGGATCTAATGCCGTGATGGGTGACGCTGCACGTACTAGCGCGGGTCAGGCTCAATCTTTCCTTGCTGATGCGGCGAAGATGAACGCACAAAATGCCGACTTTCAAGGCATGAACGCTGCAATGGCTCAAGCAGCGCAAATGAATCCAGCGCTGCAAGGCCAAGCCAATCTGATGCAAGCTGCAAACGCTGGCACTGCTTCACAGGCTGATCTCGCTCGTTTGGGTGATGCAGCACAGTTCAACGCTCAGAACGTGAACGCACCACGCCAAAACAGCACGGATTTAACGAGCGCTTTCAATTCGATGATCTACGGCGATCCAGCGAATAATCCTTACTTAGATGCGGCGCTGCAAAAGACTTACAACGAGTCTAAAAACAACTTTGAGGACTTCCAAAAAAGCGCAACTCAAAACCTCACAGAAAACGTTTTGAGCAACATTCGCGGCGGTGCGATTGCGTCCGGTCAGTATGGTGGAAGCCGTCAAGGTTTGGCAGAAGCTAACGCAGTGCGCGACTTTACAACGCAGATTGCACAAGCGGCTCAACGTGCTAACCAGGCTAACATCGACAGCGCTAACCAAGTAAGAGCGAACGCTGTTGAATCTGGTCAGAATCGTGCTTTGTCTGCTGCTTCTAATTTGAATCAGAACCAATACGCCACAGCAATGACCAATGCGGCGGCTCAGAATCAGGCGGGGCAGTTCAACGCAGCGAACCAGAACGCTTTTGCACAACAGAACGCTAGTGCAGCGAATCAGGCTAACCAATTCAATGCTGCAAACCAAAATCAATTTGCTTTGCAGAACGCGCAGAACCAGCAACAGGCCAACGCGACGAACGCAGGCGCACTCAATAACATGAGCCAGTTCAACGCAACGGCTCAGAATAATGCAAATCAGACTAATGCTGGATTGCTGCAACAATCTAACCTGGCAAATCAGAGCGCAACAAATGCAGCTAATCAATTTAATTCAGCGGCGGCTAATGCAAATTCTCAGTTCAATGCTGGTCAACAAAATAGTGCAAACCAGTTCAATACAGCCGCACAGAATCAAGCTAATTTGGCTAATGCTGCGAATCAATCAGCAACGTCTCAGTTCAATACTAGCGCACAGAATCAAGCGAATAATACTAACGCTGGTTTTCAGCAACAGACTAACCTCGCGAATCAGAACGCTACGAACCAAAATAACCAATTCAATTCTGCGGCGCAAAACTCGCTGAATCAATTCAACACAGCACAGAACAACGCGCTGAATCAGTTCAACGTAGGACAGACTAATTCCACGAATCAATACAACAGCGGGTTACTTGCACAAAACGCGCAATTTAACGCAGGCCAAGCAAACCAAGCGGCGGCGAACAATGCGAACGCAGCAACGCAAACAAGCCAATTCAATGCAGGCCAACAAACTGACGCATCGAAAGCTAACGCAGCGGCGCAGAACTCGGCAAATCAGTTCAATGCTCAACTTGCAGCGCAGAATAATCAGTTCAATTCTAACCTGCTGAATCAGGCTTCACAGTTCAACGCTGGAGCACAAAATAGCCTTAATCAATTTAATACCGGACTGCAAGCGCAAAACAATCAATTTAATGCGAGCGCAGGCAATCAAAGCAATCAGTTCAATGCAAATTTGCTGAATAATGCTAATCAATTCAACTCAAACGTATTGAACCAAAACAGCCAATTCAATACCGGAGTTTTGAACAATAACCAGCAATTTAATGCAGGACTGCAAGCGCAAAATAACCAGTTTAACGCGAACGCATTTAATAACAACCAGCAATACAACGCAGGCTTATTACAAGACGCAGCCAAGACGAACATGCAGAGCCAACAGAACGCTAACACGCTCAACTCGCAAAACACTGCAGCGGGTGCGGGATTGATTGGTAACACGCTTGGCACTGCTTACAACAACGCGCTGAACTACAATAACCAAGACATTAACCGATTGGGGCAAATCAATGGCTTGATTGCTCCTTATCTTGGTGCAAATTCATCTAACACTACATCCAGCCCACTGTACACAAACAAAGCGGCTAACGTGATGGGCGGCATGGCTTTGGGTACTCAAATTGGAAACGGCTTAACAGGTTTATTTGGGGGCCCAACGCGATCAACATATGATCCGACCGGAGCTACTTTCGGTGTAGGTAATACAAACTGGATTTATCAAAACCCTGCTGGCATGGCAACCAATGCTAGCGGCTTAAACTTAGGCGTTATGCCTGATTGGAATTTTGGAGGCTAAAAAATGGCGGGTTTATTAGATATGTTCAACCCAGAAGATCCACAGAACGCTGGTCTTTTGGCTTTTGCCTCTCAGATGTTCAATGCTGGCGCACCTAGTCGCACACCGATTAGCACAGGTCAGGCTCTTTCCGGTGGCCTCGGTGCTATGCAAAACGCGATGATCCAAGCTGAAATGCTCAAACGTAAGCGAGAGCAAGACCAGCTTGAGGCCGAAATGAACCAGATGAAAATGGGGCAGTATAAGCAGCAGATTGCAGACCAGGAAGCAGCCAAGCAACGTGCGGCGATGCTGCCTAAATTGGTTGAGCAGTTTGGCGACGATTATCAAGGCATGATCCGCGCTGGCGTTCCTCAAGACTACGTGAAAGCGCTTGCGGAGTCGAAGAATTACGGACGCGCAGAGGTGGCTCGTGTTGAGGAATTAAGCGGCGCAGATGGCAGCAAGATCAAGCAGCAGTTTGACAAGTTCGGTAATCGTGTTGGTGATGCGATGAATGGTTATGTTCCTCCGCAATTGATTGACAACGGAAGAACTCAAGGCTTCGTTATTCCTAAGGCTGGCATGTCATTCCAAAAGCAACTTTCTCCAGCAGAAGCCGCAGCGATTGTAGATCGTCGCGCAGGATTGAATTTGCAGGAAAGAAAACTGCAACAAGACGAAAGCCAATTCAATGCAACGCAAGGAATGAAGCAGGACGAAAAGAACGCAACTAAAGCAGGGCAGATTGCTTCTTTCGATACGATGCTTGATTCTTTGGTACGACTGCAAAACCATCAGGGTTTAACTCGCAGCGTCGGCATGAACAGTAAATTCCCAACAATGCCCGGCTCCGATTCTGCAAACTTCCAAGCAGAACTCAATACTTTTAAGGCTCAATCATTTATTCCGATGGTTGCGCAACTTAAAGGAATGGGCGCTTTGTCTGATGCGGAAGGAAAGAAACTTTCTGATGCTGTCGGCGCATTAGATTACCAAATGTCAGAACCAGCTTTTAGAGCTTCTTTGAATCGCATTTACAAGAACATGAAAGAGGCTAGAGATCGTGCGGCAAACGGCACAAACTTCAACAAGCCGCCTGCAAGCTCGCAAAAGAGCATTGACGATTTGCTTAACATGTATGGGAATTAATCATGGCCGACTTGCAACGATATTACACAGCGCTTAGAAACGCAGACGCAGCAGGAGATACTGAGGCAGCGCGTCAGATTGCTTCACAAATTAAGCTGATGCAATCACAGCAAAACTCTGCCGTTCCTGAAGGTGATTGGACGGATAAAGCCATTCAAGGCGCGGCAAATCTGTTTAGCGGTGGATTGCGTGGCGCTGGTTCGATTGGCTCTACATTGATGCTTCCTGTTGATATGGTGAAGCAGAAGATGCGCGGCGAAGATTTCTTTTCTATGAAAGATAACTTAGAGCGTAGAAAAGCAATTGATGAAGGCTTGCAAGAGTTTGGAGTAGATCCCAACTCGAAAATGTATCGAGTCGGTAAATTGTCCGGTGAAATAGCGGGCACTGCTGGCGCAGGCGGTGTCATTGCTAATACTGCTCGTGCTGTTGTTCCTGCCTCGCTTGCTGCTCGTGCTGCTCCGGTCTTGTCGGCGATTGAATCTGGCGGCATGACTGCTGGCACTGCTGGCATACCAACGCGCATGTTGGGCGGCGCGGTCAATGGTGCTGTTAGCTCTGCAATGGTCAACCCACA